AGTCGCAAGCTCTCTATTTGAAGCAATGTGGGCTGATGCTGAAACAGCACCTAACACCACACTTACAGTTGCCTTTACAGCTGCAACTGGTGCAGTATTTACTTTCAGCGTATTGCCAATCTTCCCAACAGCTGGCGGCGCAGCTCCATCAGGTTTAACTGATACTTGGGCGATGACAGTCGTTGGAACACCAACAGAAAACTTCAGCTAAGAGATCGGAGCATCGGGAGCTATGAAAATTTCAATCACAATTAAATACAGCTCAGGCGAATCGGCTACTTACCAAGCTGGATTGCCAGAATGGGCTAAGTGGGAACGCAAAACTGGTAAGTCGATTTATTCGATGAAGGATATAACGGCTTACCAGCAAGCGGACTTCTTAGACCTTGCCTACTTTGCGTATAAGCGCGAAGCAGCAGGGAAGCCAACCAAGTCCCAAGAGATTTGGGAGCTGACAGTTGAGGAAATGACGATTGGAGATGAAAGCCCAAAAGTTACGAGTCCGGAAGCATCAACCGACTAATCATCGAGATTGCTATCGCAACTGGGATTCCGATGCCTTACTGGACAGATATAGACCAAGTAATGACGGCAATAGATATATTAAAGGAGCGTAGCGGTGGCAGATGAGTTACCAATCAGCTATGACAAACGCGAGCTCCGCTCAATCATTTCAGCATTTAAAGCTATGGATGACGAAGCCATTAGCCAAGCTAAACAAGAATCTAGCGCGCTGGCTACTTATGCAGCAAATGAAATCAAAGCCTATGCGCTTACAAGGACATTTGGTCAAGAAGCAGTTAGAAGAATTGCAACAGGCGTTAAAGTCTCAGCCAGTTCAAAAATTGGGGAGTTCTCTTACGGCTTTGCAAGTCAGCGCTTTTCTGGTGGCGGTAGCACACAAAAACTCTGGGCGGGTTATGAATTTGGAAGTAATCGCTTGCGTCAGTTCCCCAGAAGAACACCCAGCAAAGGTAAGGGAAACGCTGGCTACTTTATCTACCCAACCCTTCGTAAGATTCAGCCTGAATTGATCAAGAAATGGCAAGAAGCATTTTCCAAGATATTGAAAGAGTGGGATAAGTAATGGCTGGCAGTAGAACACTTAAACTATCGATTCTTGCCGATGTCGCAGATCTCAAGAAAAATCTTGATACTGGCTCTAAAGAGGTTGAAGGCTTTGGCGGTAAGTTAGAGAAATTTGGCAAGGTTGCAGCAGCCGCTTTTGCAGCGGCAGCCGCAGCAGCGGCAGCCTATGCAGTCAAGCTAGCCGTTGATGGCGTTAAAGCAGCCATCGAAGATGAGGCTGCCCAACTCCGTCTAGCCAATGCCCTAAAGAATGTTACTGGCGCAACTCAAAATCAGATATCAGCAGTTGAGGAACAGATACTTAAAACCTCGTTAGCTACTGGCGTTGCAGATGACCAATTGCGTCCAGCACTCCAGCGTCTAGCAACTGCAACAGGATCAGTAACTCAGTCCCAAGATTTATTAAACCTAGCCCTAGATATTTCAGCTGCTACTGGTAAGAGTGTTGAAGCCGTATCAAATGCGCTTGGCAAAGCCTACGAGGGCAATACAGGCTCATTAACCCGTCTAGGCGTTGGATTATCCGCTGCCGAAATTAAGACACTTGGATTAGAGGGAACAGTAAAACAATTAGCCGAAACTTTTGGTGGAGCAGCTACAGTTCAAGCAAATACTTTTGAAGGTCAAATAGCAAGACTTAAAGTCGGCTTTGATGAAGCCAAAGAATCTGTAGGAGCTGCTTTGCTACCTACCCTTGAAAAGCTTTTGGATTACTTCATAAATACAGTTATTCCAAAGTTCATTGAGTTCAAAGACGCAGCATTACAGCCAGTCACCGATGCAATAGCCCGAAACAAAGACTCCTTGACTATTCTTTATAACTTTATTAAAGACTTTGTAGTTCCAGTATTAATTAACAATTTGGGATCAGCACTAGGATTTATTGGTAAGGTTGCAGGTGGAATTCTTGATGTAATTGGCGCAGTAGTTAGAGGAATTCAGAGCGCTGTTGCATTTGCAATAGATGCCATCAATGCTTTAATTCGAGCTTACAATGCAATTCCACTTTTACCAAATATTACAACAGTCTCAAAGCCGTCTTTTGGTGGCGGCGGAGGCGGCGGTGGAGGCGGTGGCGGCGGTGGCGGCGGAGTTACTGGCGGCGGAGTTACTGGCGGTGGCGCAGGCGGAGTAGGCGGCGGAGTTACTGGCGGCGCTGTAACTGTGCCAGTAGTCGGAGGCGTAATGCCTACTTTCCCATCTGGATTAGTTACAAGCGGTAAAGCCATCCCTTCTAATTTTGATGTAGCTGCTGCTAGACGGGGCGAAGAACGCGGAAATGTTATTGTAAATGTCAATGCGCCCAGCGCAATAGATGAAGAAGGATTTACTCGGGCCGTAGTATTAGCATTAAACACTAGCAACGCTCGCAACGGCGGTGGGGGCGCAATACTTGGCGGTCTAGTAGCGCAATGACCCTCTGGAATCCAGTCTATAGAGTTAAGGTTGATGGCGTTACAGTTACTAGCGCAACCCTAAGCGGCTTAACTATTACCTCGGGTCGAACCGACATTTATCAGCAGCCGATTGCTGGTTACTGCAATTTAAGTCTTATAGAGACAGCTGAAGCTGCAGTTCCATATGAAGTAAATGACGCAGTAACAATAGAAGTCCAAGACTCTAATGGCGATTATGTCAATCTCTTTGGCGGCTTTATTACTGACTTGGGCATTACAGTCCAGACTTCAGGATCAACAGCTACCAGCCAGCAGATTAGGATTGTTGCAGTAGGAGCTTTAGCGCGACTTGCTAGGGCAGTTTATACTGGCAACTTTGCCCATCAATTTGATGGAGACCGCATTGAGGAATTGCTTAGCGGCGTATTATTTGACCAATGGAATGAAGTGCCAGCGGCAGAGGCTTGGAACGATTATGACGCAACTACTCAATGGCAGGATGCAGAAAATAGCGGATTAGGCGAGATAGACACTCCTGGCGATTATGAGTTGCACTCAGAGACTGGACTCAATGACACAGTTTATAATTTAGCTTCTAGGTATGCCACTAGCGGACTGGGTTATTTATATGAAGATGCTCAAGGCCGAATTGGTTATGCCGATTCGACACACCGCAGCCAATACCTTGCGACTAACGGCTATGTTGATCTTGATGGCAATCACGCCATCGGCCCAGCTCTTTCCATAGTCAAGCGCGCTGGAGATGTCCGCAACGCAATCACAGTGGGCTATGGAATTGGCAGCGCATCAGAAACTGATGAGGATGCAGCTTCTATATCGCTTTATGGCCAACTAGCTACCACAATTTCTACAACCCTTAGGCATCAAGCTGACGCCGCAGCTCAAGCAGCTTTTTATCTACTTATCCGCGCTTATCCTCAATTTGCCCTACGGCAGATAACCTTTACTACGGCCAGTCCAGAAATTGATGATGCCGACCGAGATAGCTTGCTAAATGTATTTATGGGTATGCCATTAAATATCACTAATCTGCCAATCAATATGACTGATGGCGAGTTTCAAGGATTTGTGGAGGGTTGGACTTGGACTGCAAGTCTTAACCGCCTAGACCTGACTATGAACCTATCGCCTATAGCTTTCAGCCTACAAGCCTTCCGTTGGAACTCAGTCCCAGCGGTGGAAAGTTGGAATACAATAAACCCATTACTGGAATGGTATAACGCTACAATTGTGGCATAGGAGACTAAATGGCAACGACTACTAATTACGGCTGGACTACTCCTGACGATACTGCTCTCGTCAAGGATGGCGCAGCTGCAATTCGCACATTGGGAAGCTCAGTCGATACAACGACAAAAAACTTAAACCCACAGACAACTACTGGCGCACTTGCTTATAGATCAGCAACTTCTAATGTAAATACGGCTTTACCTATCGGAACAGCTGGGCAGGTTTTAACAGTCAATTCAGGTGCAACAGCGCCAGAATGGGCCAGCCCCTCAGCGTCTATGACACTTTTAAATTCTGGTGGAACAAGTTTATCGGGATCAGCAACTACAGTAAATATTACCTCTACAGGTTATGTTAATTTGCATATTCAAGTCTTAGGAGTAAAAACAGCAGCCGATGCAAATGGTTACACTGTGAGAATTAATGGTGATACTGCTGCCAATTATTCCACAATGCGAAGCAATATTTATGACACAACTCCAACTTTTGACCCTAATAATTCGATTGGCGCGACTAGTATTTCTATCCGCTCACCTTTAGGAACTTCATCAGATTATTACAAATTAGGTCAAATGGTAATGGAAATTTATAGACCCAATGATACGAGTCAGCATTTTTTTAATTGGTCTTGCGTTGGTTCAAATACAACACTAACTAATCCTTGGTATATGTTTAATGCACTTGGAATTTATGACGCATCAGCAGCAATTAGCTCATTAACTTTCACAACTGTTAGCTCAACTTTTACTGCTGGAACTGTCTATGTATATGGAGTTAAATAATGACTAAAGTAATGATAAGAATACATAATGCAGAAACTAATGAAATTATTGACCGA